GGGCTTGGGCTGTGGATACTCTTCTACAGCAAGACCCAACTGCTACATGGACTTATGGCGAACCTAAACAGTTTGGTGAAACGCTTATGGTATTCTGCACAGTCCATGCGTTTGGCAAGTCTATGACAGCTCAGTTACCTGTGCTTAACTTTAGAAACCAAGCTATTCCTAATCCTGACGCTATGGCAGTTAATACTGCTATGCAACGTTGTTTAGCTAAAGCAATTGCATTACATGGTATTGGTCTTTACATCTATAGCGGTGAGGATATTCCTGAGTCAGAACAACCAACATTAAAAGCTGTATCTAGCAAGGACTTCCTATGATAGAACAACGCACAGAAGAGTGGTTTCAACAAAGACTAGGCAAGGTGACAGCATCCAGAATATCGGATGTTATCGCCAAGACCAAAACAGGTGTATCTACATCACGTCAAAACTACCTTGTCCAATTAGTATCAGAACGTCTTACAGGCAAGAAAGGCGATAGCTTTGTTAATCAGGCTATGTTAGATGGTATTGAAAGAGAAAGTGCTGCTAGAGAGCTTTATATGCAAACTAAAGGGGTATCTGTAACAGAGGTAGGTTTCTTTGACCATCCTGTGATTAAGAATAGTGGTGCTAGTCCTGACGGTGCTGTAAACGCAGAAGAAGAAGGTAAGTATGCAGGTCTTATAGAGATTAAATGTCCTATAGAAACAACCCATACTAATACGCTTATGAGTAAGTCTGTGCCTAGTAAATACATTCCACAAATGCAATGGCAATTAGCTTGCACCGGTGCTAAGTGGGTAGACTTTGTTAGCTATAATCCTAATTTTCCTGTAGAATTGCAACTCTTTGTAGCAAGGGTAGATAGGGATAATGACTATATTGCAGAACTAGAAGCAGAAGTAATTAAGTTCCTAGACGAAGTAGACGCAACAATTTTAAAACTAAAGGAGTAGTATATGGCGCAATATGATAATACAAACACGTTCACTTTGAACAAGAACGACAAAGGTGATAATCCTAAACGACCAGACTATAGAGGCAAGTTAAACGTAGATGGTATTGAATTTACTTTATCAGGTTGGGTTAGAGAAGGTGCTAATGGTAAGTTTATTAGTGGTGCTGTAGCAATGGTAGCAACTGAAGAAAGACTTAAGCCTAGTGTTGAAGGTGCAGACGAAGATGTTCCATTTTAATAAAAAAGGGGAGTTTTACCTCCCCTTAATTATTGGCGATACCGATTTTCTGAGGAACGCTATCACCCTCAATCAGTATAACCTATTTATTCATTATGTACATAGTAACTTCAAATCCAAAGCGCATTTCAGTTGCTGATGGTGATGTCCACATGGCGTTTCTCCTTTCTTTTAGATTTATAGTAGAATTATACGCTTATGTGGGTTTGCTAGACACAAGAAAACCATGAAAGGTCTATAATGGATATTCAGTCTTTAGAATTAGATATAGCGTGTTATGCGACTGCTGTGTATCATGAGGTCAATACAAGAACACTAGAAGAAAAGGTAGGTGTGATAAATGTTATACGTAATAGGTTACATTCTGGTCTTTGGGGTTATTCTGTATGTAGTGTCGTTTATGCTAATAATCAGTTTGCTGTGCAAGATGAGTCCCACCATCCAGTTAATGAAAAAGCGTATCTGGAGACTAAACTACTTGTTATTGATACAATTGTTCATAATAAATATACTAACCCAGTTGCAAATGCTTTATACTTTCATGATGACTCAATACCGCCAAAGAAAACATGGTTTGGTAAACGCAAGAAAACGCATATAGGAAGGATGGTGTTTTACTAATGAAAAAAGAACCTGTAGCATGGCTTTATGAAGAGTTTGATGTTAAGTCAGGTGACCTTAAAAAGTCTTACCTGTGGTCGTTTCATCCTAAAGAACTGTCATATCTTAATGACTTAAAAAATGCTACACATCATATTAAGATTACACCGTTATTTAGAGGTGATAAGATAGAAGAATACAAGTCAATGAATAAGTATTCAGAAGAAACGCAACGATTGATTGAAAGTAATAATGGACTCTAAACCACTTACACAAGAAGAAATTATTAAGATATATAAAGAAGCATTTGGTAAAGGTGACCAGTTGGTTACAATAGATAGAATATTTAGATTTGCAAGATTAGTAGAACAGGCTCATGGAATAAAAAATGCAAGTAACTGATGAACAATTAATAGACATAGTAAATAAATACATGGAAGAACATCCTACAGCAGGAAGAAACCATGTTATATTACACGCATTTGGCAATCACACTAGAGTTAGAGAATTAGATAAAAAAGGATTAATTAAACTACCTAAAGCAATGCCAAAAGGAAGTAAAAGTAATTGGGCTAAGTATTTTAATATTGATAGAGCTGAAGTAAATGCTTTTAAAACAGGAATGAAATATAATGTACACAAAACTAGATGAGCAAAGACAAGCTAACTTTATTCAATCTTATATGAATACTCATCCTAATTGTACATTAAAAGATATTATTCAAAATTGCGTAACTAATAGACATAGACTATCTAATTTAGAAAGACAAGGATATATTACTTTACCCAAACCAACTCCATACGGTGAACGTAATGGATTATCTAAAAGGAATGAAGCATGGAAATTTTGGAAAAAGTAATTGATTATATTATATGGATTTTAGTAATTGGTAGTATAATAGGCTTTTTTTATGGTACGTATCAGGTAATTGATTTATTTTTTATAAGGGGATGATATGCAGATAGAAGAAATTTTAAATGAAAGAGAAGAGCAGTATGGCAACTTTTTAAATAGGTCTAAAATATCACAAGACTTTAAAACTCTTATTCATAATGGTGAGTCTTATCGTTTGTTAAAAGCAGACCAAAAAGAAGCATTAGAAATGATTGCAACTAAAATGGGTAGAATTGTAAATGGTGACCCTGATTATCTTGACTCATGGCTTGATATTCAAGGCTATTGTCAGTTGATTATTGATAGAGTTCGTAAAGATAAGATTGCATTAGATAATGCTGTAGATATGTATATTGTAGATGGTGTTCCTAAAGAAACAGCAATTCAATTACAAAGGAGTGATGATGAATAAAGTATATTTAATATTTGTTATTGTAATGGCAGCATTAGCTATTTGGGGAACTGAAAAAGCTATAGGTCAAACTACGACTATATTAGCACCAGATGGTTCTGTAACAGTTTGTCAAATAGGAAGTAATGGTATTGTTATTTGTGTCTAATCGTCTCTAGGTGTTAATTCACCATAGATAGATAACTCTTCACCACTAATTTCAATTAGGCTATCGTCATCTAATCCTATTACTATAGTGCTATCACCATGTAATGCTTCACATGATACAATGACTCTACCAATCATGTGATTGCAGATAATTTCTACTTCTGACCTTTGCATAATTGTCCTAACAAATAGTGCCATTCCAACGCCCATTCTGTTTTAATACCATAGGCATTAGTTTTGGTTGTCCATTAATAATAATACCGCATCCTACAATAAAACGACTCTTGAAGTTTTTAGCATAATCAAATGCCATAGACTTTTGGTGGATTAAACATCCGACTTGCATACCCCAAATAAGAGCATCAGGGTTACTGTAATAACCAATACTAAACTTAGTATGATAGTGACCTTGCACAGTATTCATACCATATTGTTGTGCTACTTTAAGAACGTCAGCAGATAAGCCATGAGTAAAAAAACAACGACTGCCATCACTTAATGTAATGGTGTAATCATCTACCCATACCCAACCCTTACCAACGCCTAAAAACTCGTTGTAATGCTTTAAATAAGCCTTTGGCAAGCCATATTTTAATGCTCTACGATATACTAAAGAACTGTGATTAGAGTGAACTAGAGTCATCTTTGGGAATATCTTTTCTAGTTCTTTTACGTGCTTTTTAGCTTGTTCTAATTCATGCCCAGGAGAGTATAGGTCTGGGTTATGTTCGTGCATAGAAATAGCATGTTGGTCTAACTCATCACCTATGTTGACTACATGGTCAAACTTGTATTTGTTTTTAAGTGCTTTTAGAAACGAAAATGCGTCAGGATGATGATATGGAATGTGTAAGTCAGATATAACTAAAACTGATTTATATTTCATAAGTTTCTCTAGTGTTGAGATACTTTATTATATACTAGATATAAAATTAGCATGAGAAACACGTATTTAAAATGATAAATAGCACATAATATGTCGCAGATTAAATAATCTAGCATATCTTAATTGTGGCTGTTTTAGCTTTCTGTAACTTCTCAAAAAACTTCTTATAAGCTACTTTAGAATTACCAATAAAGTCTTGTCCTGACCATGTTGTTCCAAGTAATATACATCCATCTGTATCAGCAGATGTATTACCTGAATGAATACGAACACCGGTAAAGTTTGGAACGTCTAGTATATGTGGCATATCTTGTTTAAAGCGTGTAGAAGCGTCTATAATGAGTTTATATTCACCAGTAGGGATAGCAGTCTTACCTATAACTTTAGTGCCATTTCTGACCACGTCCTCTAGCGTGTAACATTCGTATATACCATCTATATACATTTTACCTATAGTATGCGTGTCTTTAAACTCAAACCTTTTTACTTCAATTAACATTTTTGTCTATATAAGTAAGTGCTTGTGTGAGATATTGCATAGCATACATAAATAAAATAGAGAAACCCATAGCTACGAATAACAAGGATACTACTAATAATTTAAGTATTGCTAAACCGATAAAGTTAAGTATGTTTAAGACTATCATTTCTTTTTAATGTAGAATAAACTACGTTCCCCAAAGAGATAGAAACCTACAGCACTAGCAAAGTTATCTACTTCTTGTGTTGCTATACCTTTTAAGTGCATTGTAGCCCATGTTGCTAATACTAATAAACCTATAGTTGGTCGCATAAGTCTTACAATAGCTTCTACCCATGGATATGATGGGTTACCACTACCTGCTTCATTCATTACTTTAAAGAACTCTAAGTCAATGTTTTTCATCTGAGCATATTGTTCTATAGTAGCAGGTTTAAATTGGTCAGGCGCTACAAAGCGATTAATAAGTGATTTACCTAAGTCTACTGCTAATGGTCCTAATGCTGCTAGTATAGTAATTGGGTCCATTAAAACTCTCTTCCTAATCCAAATAAAAGTTGTTTTTCATAAGGGTTTGCATTTGCTGTTGCTTTTAATAACCAGTCATTTATTTGTTTTGCATATTCAGCATTAACACCTAAACCATCTTTACTATAATTAGCACCACCTGTAAATTTACCACCTGCTAATGGTGTAGTGTATTGTGCAGAAGCATTAGGATAATTACCACCTATAACTTTAGCCATAATGTTAGCATCACGATATTCGCCATAAGGAGCAACATCACCTGGTTGACTTAATATACCACCTCTAAAATTTTGGTTTGTTAAAGCAATGTCTTTATATATTGGATTTGTACCTTCTTTGCCAACAGTACCACTTAATAAACCTACAGGAGTTTCTTGATAAGCATTAACATTACCGCCTAATGTAGGTCTAGTATAAGCATTAATATTTAAGTTATCATTACCTACGCTAGTAACATTTTGCTGAGTATTTTGTTGTTCTGTTAATTGCCTTAAAAATTCTGCAATATCCATTATAATTCCTTAGGGTCATAGCCAAGTGTGTTAGCTACTCTCTTTTGTAGTTTTAAGAATAAACCTTTGTGACTTGTGTATTTCTCTGTTTTAGGTGCTTCAAGATAGCATATCATGTGGATAATTTCGTGACAGATAGTCTTGATAACTGTATCTAAATGTCCACACTTTGCAGTAGATATTGTGATGACATGTGGTTCACCTGCTTCAGGCGGTTCATATTGTCCACAGATAGTATCATCATGCACTACTACGAAGTCTACTTTAGATGCTGGTGGGAGTTTATACTCGTCAAACACAGGGAACTCTATTAAAGCTGAATATAAATTAGCTATGTTGTTCTCTGTGATAAATGTCATTTTGCAAAGTGTGTTAATAAAAATACAATAACAAAACCTGCTGTACCTAAAAGTATTTGCTCTAAACGCTTGAGTCTTGCATTTATTTGCTCATAGCGAATAGCACAAACTTCTTCATGCGTATTTAAACGTGAGTCTGTGTCGTTCTTTACCATTATTGTTCTTCCTCATTACTATAACCCATTAAACCAGTTCCTACATAAGGTGATATTTGAGCAGTTTTTCTTCCAATTAATTCAACACCAGGTCTTCTTGGACTTAATAAAGTAGGCATAATGTATTTTTGACCAACGTCTGTATAAAGACCTGACAATAAACCTAATGGAATTAATTTTGGACTTACTGCTGCTGCTCCACCAGTTAATAAAGCTGCAGTTCCTAATCTTCCTGCTGTTCCTGAGTCTGGAACTCTTGTTCCTAATACATCAATACCTTTATTAGATAAGTCTTGCATTAATGCAGTTCCACGACCAATAGCACCTTTACGCAATGTTTTTTCTAAACTTTGAATAGATGCAGCTAATTGTTCTGGACTAAATACAGGCTCTGAACCTTGTTTACTAGCTCTAGTTACAGCATTTTCTACTCTAATATATTTAGCATAAGACTCATCTACATTGCGTAAGTCTTTAATATATTTAGGGTTTTGAATTTCTAGACTACGTTTAAATGCTTTTTGTACATCTTCTAAAGCGTCACCATAAAGTTTTTCTGTACCTTTTGCACCACGATAAGACTCTACTAAATTTTTAATATCTTCGTGAATAAGTTTAACTTTTTCACCTTGAACAACTTTATTTCCAATATCACCTTTTAAGCCACTAATATATTCATTTAATTGCTCAATTTGTGGTTGAGATAATTTACCTTTAGAATATTTTTTAACAACACTATCTAAATTATTAGATAAAGTAGAGTCTTGTGTAAGTTTTAATTTTGGTAATAATTCTTCATAAGCAGAAGATACTTTATCTCTTGTTTCAATTAATGCTTTTCTTCCTGTTGAGCCTTTTGTTACTTTTTCACCAATAGAACTTAATGTATCATTCATGGCAGCAACATTAAAATCTTCCATAGATGCACGTCTAGCACCTTTGACTAAATTACCTATAACAGGAATACTTTCTGCTGACTGTTCTAGTGTTTCTGCAGTTCCACCAAATGCTTGACCTGGAGTAAGTCTAATACCTTTTTGTTGTAACTCTCTAGCACCTTCTCTTAATGTAGGCGCAATAGCTCTACCAATAAGGTTTAAACCTGCTGTAGTGCCACCACCAAAAGCAGCACCTTCAATACCTTTTTGAAATATATCTTGATTATCTGTTGCTGCTCCTGTACCTTCAACAGCACCCATAGTAGTTCCTAAACCTAAGTTTTTTAAGAAAGTAAGACCTTCTTTACCTCCTTTAACTGCAACTCCACCAGGCATAACTAAACTACCTGCTATTTTTGTTCCTAAAGCTAACTTAGGGTTTTCTTGTGCAAATTGTGTTTGTTTAGCACGAAGTTCATCACGTAATTGAGTATATTCAGGACCTGAAATTTTACCTGTTCTTAAAGCAGCTTCTAATTCATCTGCATATTCAAGCAATAAACCACCTGCAGCAGAACGTGCAGACTCAACACCCTTGCTATATGTTTGTTCTGGTTTAACTTCTATTGTGGGTAATTTATTTTGAACTCTAGCTTCTTGAACTTTTTGTTTAAGAATAGGGTCATCAGGTTTAATGTCGTCAGGTATGTCTTTTAAAACAATACCATCTTTTGTTTTAATATCGTATGGCATTAGTATTTTACCTCAATAGTTTTATTTGTTTTGGTAAATAATGGGTTAGCATCAGAGAATTTAGCTAATTCATCATAGAAACCTTCATCAAGATTACCTTTTCTTTTACGATAATCACGTGCAAGTTTTGCAACTTCCTGGTCACGTTTAGCAAGTTTTACCATAGACTCAGAAATTAATTTTCTTGCTTCTGGGTCTGCAGTTAAACCTGGAGTTATACTCATCAAGAATTCTCTATCAGAATTAGATAAAGCACCTGGCATACCAGCACCTCCAGATGGGTTTCGTAATTCAAGAGCCATTTCTTTAGATAATGCGTCAGCAGCTTGTTTATTTCCAAGTTTAGGGTCAATTTTAAAGCCTAATGAAGATGCGGTAGAAGCTACATCAACACCAAATGGAGTTAATTTACCTGTTTGCACTCCTTCTAGCAACGCATTAAGTCTTTCTACTTTGTTAATTTTATTAGTAGCTGAAGCACCAGCACTTTGAATATCAGCAAATTGTTTACCAAAAAATTCACCAACTGCTTTGTTTTCTGCTTTTTCTTGACCCATAATAACTTGTGTTGTTGGCGGTTGCCAACTTGACTCTTTAACAATTTTGTCATTGATAGCTTTAAGGTCTGCTTGATATGTAGGACTTTTTGGGTCAAGAGAATTTTTATACATTAATAATTTTTGAAATTCAGGCACTCCTGCCATTTCAAGTTCTTTTTGTGTTTTTTGTAAATTTAATGTATCTAATTTTCCTTTAAGTGCTGCGTCATAAGCACCTTGCGAAGACTGCATACCACCTAAAAATGATTTACCTAAAATAGAAGTTAAACCTACATTTTGGTTTTTAGGTTGTGCTAAATATGTAGCTCCTGCACCTAATATACCTTGTAATAATGATTGGTTTTTAAGTTTTTCTAAAGCATTAGGGTCGTCTTTTAAAACGCCTGTTAATGCTTCACTAGGTTTAGCACCAAATATATTCATTCCCTCAAAAGGGTTTGTATTAGGGTCAAAAAATGCCATGTTAATAACCTCTTGGATATAATAAGTCAATTACTTGTGGGGATACACCTGCCTTAGCTAAGTCAAACCTTTGCTTATCATTTTCTTGGTTGATAATTGAAGGGTCTTTTCTTTGAATAGGTGTTGGAGCTGTTGGTTGCACAATATTTGGTCTTGATGGACTAAATGCTTGTGTAGCCATATTGATAGATGAAATTGGGTTTTGCATTACATTTGCTTTAGCAGCATCACCAATATTTCCAATAAGACTTTGTGGTTGTGGACTAATAGACATATTAACACCAGATATATTACCTGCTGCATCACGAACAATAGATGGGTTAGGTATAGTATTTCTAGCAGTATTAAATACTTTAGGAGCAATCGTATCTGTAACATTATTTGTAACTAAATTACCTAAACCTTCTGCACCTGCAACTTGCGCTCCTTGTGTTGCACCTGCTCTTGATAAATTAGCACCAATAATATTTCCAGACTGGTCAACAACTGTAGAAGCTGGTAATGTTCCTCCAACTGCTGTAGTAGGGTCAAAACCACCTGCTGCACTACCAAATAATTTTTGACCAAATGCTGTTTTACCTAAAAGACTTTCTTTGCCACCTAAAATACCACCTGTAGCACCGCCTAATAAAGCACCTTGTAATGGGTTTCTACCTGTAACAGCAGAACCTAAAGCTCCAATACCAGCTCCCATTACTACTGGCTCTATAGATGGTTGTAAAAAGTTTTGAATAAGCCATAAAGGATTAAAGTATTTAAACATTACTTACCTACCTTTCCTACTGCATAGCAGATTGGTTCTAAGACAGCACGATAAACCATACCTAAATTATCTCTGTTTTTACCACGTTTTTGTTTCCATATATCAGCAGTCCTATGTCTTGCGATATGCTCTAAAACACCCTTTAAAATGCGTTGTAGAGTGTTCTTTTCACCACTTCTGTAAGCATAGTTTACTAATGGTAAGAATAGTTTGTGGTAACCTTTTTCGTATGCTGGGTCTAAGTCTTTAGACTGAGCTAACCAAATAGCATTACGGAAGCTACCAAAGCCATATTCATTGTTCATAGCAGTACATACAATTTTTCCACCGCTTTGTTGTGACTGTGATGTAGATACTTGACCCATAGGCGCACCATAAGCTGCACCAAGGTATGCCTGCAGTTTTTGGTATGGTTTATTTTGTTCAAAGTTATATCTGTCAATGTCAGCTTGTAATGCTGTTTGAGCATAATTCTCTTGTGTTTTACCAATGTTTGCTAATTGTTGAATGTCTGCATAGTCAGCAGCAGCCATAGTAGGAGCAGATAATGCAGCAGCATTTTGTAAACCACGTTCTGTAGCATAGTTAGTATATGCAAGTTCTCCATATTTGTTAGCAAGTGTATTAGCTAGTGTATTTGCTGCTCTGTTTTGAATGTCAGCAGATACACCTGAGCCATAACGACCTGCCATAGAAGCTGTGCCTTGTGCTGCTTTAATAGCGTCATTATATGCTTGTGTAGCTTGTTGTGTTGGACCTGCTAATGCTTGTGTTAAGTATGGGTTACCAGCAGATAGATATTGTCCACCAATTGTACCTAATTGTTGTTGTTGTGCAGATGAAACTAATGGGTTTCCTGTTAAAGCACGTTGTTCAGCAAGATTTAATGCTTGTGTAGTTTGTGTAGATGGACTAATGTATGTTTGACCAGGATAGTATGTAGGAGTTTGTGTTTGATATAAATTTTTAGCTTCACCGAGACCGTATTCAACAAATGGTCTTACTGTAGGGTCTAGTTCATTAGAAGTTTTAGTTGTAGAAGAACCACCACCTGAACCACCTCCACCCCATAAAGTGAAGTAGTTACTTAATGCTGGAATTAAAAAATGTAATAATTTCATGTTGCTTTCCTTAAAGTGTATATTCCCATGTTTGAGGTTTAAAACCCATTTGTCTAGCCCTACGTTCCCATCCTTTTCTTTGTGAATTGAATGTAACTTTAGTCTTACCGCCTTGTTTTGCTATTGCTTGTATTTCTTGCCATGCTTGTTGAAAGATAGTAATATCGTGAAGTGTTGACCACGTTATCCATATATGAAGCGCATCACCAATAGGTTGTAAAACAACAAAACCTACTGCTTTATTGTTTATAATGCCTATAAATAACATAGACCTGTTTTCATAACAGTCACAGTAAACATCTTCTACTATCCAAGATGTATGACCACGTTGTCTTACTAATTCAAGACCATGTTTTACATAGTCCCAATGTTGACGTAAATTATCTTTAGGTATATAGTGTA